ACGCGCACCACAACGGTGACGGGTTTGGACTGATCGGCAATAGCATCCAGCGAACGGGCGAGAGTGCCGGTTTCGCCCGCCTTGCCGGACGCGGTGAGCACGTCAGTGATAAGCACCGGCGTGTTGAGCGGGAATGTTGCCGCGTCGGCGTCGTCTGCTGTGCAGACCATCCCGACAACAGCGGTACTGACGGTACGGATAGTACGCGTTCCTTCATTGACTTCCAGAACGCGGACACCGTGATGATAATCTTCAGCCAT